CTCCATAGGAGCCTTTAATTTACGCTTAATTTATTGCTATGCAACTAATTTTTAGCTTTCTGTTTTCTTCGGTCATACACTGCCAACATTTGCACCACTTTTTTCAGTTGCCACACCTCCAGCCAATGCACAAAATTCACACCAAACGCCTTTTTGGCAATCCCGTCCGCATAACTCTGCGGCAAACTGTATTCGGTTAAAAGTGCGGTGATTTTTGCTAAATATTGCGCCTTGTCCGCCTTTGGTGTAGGACGTTTTGGCGCATTTTTAGTGCTAAACACCACGCCTTTCGCTGTCATGGCACGCAATACCTGCATAAGTTCGGCATCCGTCATCACCGTGCAACTGTGTTTGTCCACCGTGTCTAACAAAAAGCGTTTATATTGTTCATCGGTCATTTTCAGCATGCTTTTGCCGATGTGGACTTTTTGGATCATCTGTTTACGGGTTTGTGGTTGCATTTTGTTCCTCTTTCCATGTTTTCCATATTAAATATTCCGGCATATTTTTTACAAATTCTAACTGACCGACAGTGGCATAGCGTTCAATGTATTGAATAGCTGCAATGCGCTTATCCTCTTCTAATTTCTCCGCATTTTTTACCGCACTTTTACCTTGCTCATTGCGCACCACGGCAAATAACGGTTTAGCCCCCTCATACACCTTTTTTAGGTAGTTATGATTGGTTAGCGCCACTACATTTCGGGTTTCTCGGCGGTTTTTCATCACGCCATTTGTGGTTTCCATGAGCGCATGGGATAACAACGGACTCGGCTGATACATATCCAACACCTCACGCATTAATTTCAGCGCACGGCCGTTGGATAACGCCGCTTTCTCGGGTCTAAATAGGGCAATATAACTCACCAACGCACGGGCATTGTCGCCTTTTAAATTAGTGATAATCCCTAACATCTCACGCCCCGCATCATCTTCCAACAGAGCGTCCAAATGGATGTCGCTATGGCAAACCGGGCAACGGCATAATTTCACTTTTAAAACTCCTTTAAACTAGGTTTAAAACACATTATTCAGCCCACTTCATCTAACTTATTCCCCTCTTTTGTAAAGAGGGGGTAGGGGAGATTTAATGGACTGTAAATGGGTTTTAGTCGATTGGTGGTTGTGGTAATGGTTGCCAGTGTGACACTTCAATTTCTATGTCTATCATTCCTAATTCGTCCAATTCCCAATAAGGGATTAATCCACCTTCCTCATCTACCTTTTCATCTAATAAATACCATCCAAAACCAACAAACCAATACACACCATCCTCGGTGTAATAAATTAAGTGTCTATTGTTAGAATTGCGTGATTCTTCACTTGTATCAAATGGCTCAGGCAACCGCTCCGAACACTTAATCCATCCATTGTTTTCGCTCATTATTTAATCTCCTCAAGTCCCAAATTTAAAGTTTTGTTGTAGTAGTTAAAAGCATTCTTAAATTGTCTTCTACTGTCATCACACCAGTCTTCCGGCGAGACAGGGACACTATAAAGACCGTATAAAAAATTCCAGTGTCCTTCGAGTTCCGGTGGCGTATTAATAAAAGCATTCTTCTCTGCTTTTAGCGCTAATAAATCAGCGGTTTTTACCAGTTCTTTCATTTTGGCCGTCATCTTAATGCCAAATTGATTTTGGATAACCCGCTCAAATTCTTTCTCGATTAATTTATATTCGGGTAGTAAGTTTTTAAGCGGCGTTGGCACATCTCCTAAATAAGCTTCTTGCGCATCGTGCATTAATACGGCGAATACTGTTTCTTCATCTGCTTTCATATACGATTTTGCAATCATTGCGGCGTAAACGCTGTGATCTAAAACTGAATAATGTCTATCTAATTTGCCTCCAAAACGCGGAATCATTGCTAAATGATGAATAATGTCATCAATATGAATGTCGCTATTTTGTGGGTTGGCAAAGTCGATTAAACGATTGCCATGCGTGATAAATATGCTCATTTTTATTTTCCTTGTAACATCAAAAATTCACTTTGTTTGATTTCCGTTAAACACTCAGGGATTGACGGGAAGTCATCCCCACCAAAGCCCTCTGATTTAACCGGTATTGACACAATAAAGTGTCCACTTGCAACACCACATACGGACACATAGCCAGTGCGCTCTCCAAGTACCCAGCAAGCTAGTTTTAGTTGTCTAAGCATAAAATCATTAAAACTTGGGTATTTCATGAGTATTTGTCTAATGGCTTGGATTTTGGCGTTAAACGCCTTGCCGGCTTTGGTGCGATTGTTGCCGGTAATACTCACTTTCTTACCGGCAAGCATTTCAAATTTATAGGTTTTATCCTCTTTGATTTTTGCAAATTCAGGATTATCTAAATCGCAAACAATGCCCCATATACTATTTTCGTCACCTCGCCAACACTCATAAAAAGGGATAGTTGCAAAAATAGCATCCAACTTTTCGTCCCTTTGTTCGCCTTCTGATCGCCATTTTTGGTCTAGCGATTTCACCGGTTCAACATTTAATGCACATTTAAAATATCTAAATTCAGGTTTCATTTTTACCCCTTTCTCCATTCGCCTTTAGGCATTATTTCGGTTATGTCAGCGTCTGCCCATTTTAAAAATTTGGTTACGCTAATTTTCGGATAATGTCGTCCATCTTTTACTGACGGGCTGTCATATTGCAACCCCTGGACGAACCCTTCTTTGTTGTCATAAATCATCCCAACCCAAAGAATTTGTCTATCTCCCAATAAACGTTGGAATCCGTATGTTTGAGGGCGTTTTGCCGAATAAACATGCCCAACTTTTAGGTCTTCTATTGTTAGCTCTGCCATACTCACCCCAACACCGGCGTAATCTTCCACGCTACACTTTTCATCTCCCTACTTGCCGCCTGTAACAGCAACAAGCATCCTTTTTCGTCATCATCCAGCCACATTTCTTTCGCACCCTCTATTTGCTCCATAATCTGTGCCAGTTGCGCCGTGACGGCGGCTTTTTTTTCGCTCATACGCGCTCCTTAGTTGTTATTGCTAAAACTCATTATTCAGCGCACTTAAACCGTGCTTAAATGCGCTGTAAATGGGCTTTATCTGCCTTTGCAAGCAAGCAAGATCACAATCAATGCAAAGCTAGCCCAACCCCATATACTCAGCAGTGTTATTAAGCGATCATCCATCTTGCTTTTGTTCCTTTTTCTTACGTTTCATTCTTGGCCACCAGTGTTGGCAAAATTCACCGCGTGTCATTGCCCAGTTTTGGTTTATTGACTGTCTTGCAATTTCTGCGGCTTTAAACCAAAGTGCAGTGGCATAACTTAAGTCTCCTGCGCGTTCTACTTCTGATGCCAGTTCGGACAATTCGTTATAGGTCATTGCCATCTAAACCCCTGCCACATCCAACGCAATCGGCACATACTTGTCGCTGTCGCCGACGCGCTCATATATCCGCACATACGCTTTGCTACTTACCACCTGCACGCTTTCGCTAATGGCTTGCATGGCGCGTAACCAGCGTGGGTCTTGGATTTCTACGCGGCGCAAACCTAAAATGCGTGATGTATTAAGATTGCCTTCTTTGTCGGCTTTAAATGCACGTTCAATTAACGCTTTTAATTCAGGGCGTGCACCTGCCGACCATTCATCTAAGCATTCATCAATCAGCACTTTGGCGGCTTGCAAGCGTTCGTCAAACTGCAAACTTTCATTGATGGCACGTTGAATTTTGTAACGTCCGTCATAGCTAAACAGTGTGACATTGCCTTTATTTCCGCCCACTTTCGCGCCGTATTTCTCGGCAGATAGTTCAATAAACGCACCGATGTCACCAAAAATGCCATCTTTAAACACGCCGATGTCACGGTTCAATGCTTTTGCTTTTGTCGCCCATGCTTGCACCAGCTCGTCACGCTCTTTATCAATGTCGCGCACGAGATTATCCGGTGTTAGTGCGCCTGTTGCGTCGCGCCAGTATGTTTTACCTTCAATCATCACTTTCATGGTTTAAACCTCTTCTTTATCTAATTTGATTACGATTAATCTGTTGCCTTTATTGCGCTTGAGTATCGCTTCCGACCCCATCGCATACAGCGTTTTCTTTTGTATGTTAAATTTCTTTGCTAATTCATCCGCCGTGCCGTCGCCTAGATTCTCTTCTCCGCGATATACGGCGTAGATTTGACGATATTTCGGCATTCAACCCCCTTTTAACCCCAATACACCATGACGCCTTGTTCATTTGCTACGTTTCGCACAATATGCACGCCGTTTTTGACAGTAGTCATTTGCACGCCTTTTTCCTGTAAACGACGACTCGGGTTTAAAATCACCATTTTCGGGAAACGGCCGTCTTTACTTTCTACGATTTGCACGCCTTCACGTCTTAACGCATAGGCTACGCGGTTCATTTGTTCGCTCATTTGGATCTCCTTTTGATTAATGGATTAACATGCCGGCATAAGAGTTGATTAACTTCTCGTCAATCTGTTTGCCGTGCATTTCAGCTACGCGAATCACCCCGCGCATAAGTTTGGTTAATCGACGGGCGTTGCCATGGCTGGCTTTAAATAGGATTTGGTTAAATTCATCCGTACCTAAGCCGTTTTCGGCTAATTTGTGGATGTCTTCCTCACTTAATTGGTTGCCCAAATCGCAAGCTAAGCCCACTCGGCTATAAAGTTGCGCCAATTCGCCGTATTTCCCCTTCAAGTTCACAAGTAGGCGAGGCATACCGGCAAGCACCACACCGCAACCCGTCAAGTCATGGATTCGGCGGATATATTCCAAACTTTTCGTGCTTAACAATTCCGCTTCATCCACAATAATTAATCGACCTTCGCCCAATTTTTCGGTGATACGATTAAACAATTCATGGTTTGCACCGGTTTCGTTGAGCCCCAACTGGTGGCAGAGATTTTTTAGCAACACTTTCGGGCTACAACTTGGCTCAACTTCGATAAAAATCGTTTCTGGGTTTTGGCTGACATACTGTTTTAATGCCTTGGTTTTACCTAAGCCTGCCGCGCCATAAACCACGCTAATTTCCCCCTCTACGTGAGCGATATGCACCACATCAATGCAACGTTCTGCGGCGTAAGTCGACACAAATTCGCTGTTAAAATTGCGCTCAACGACTTTGTCTTTTTCGCGTTTGATTAAGCGATCCACCGCTTCGTCAATGTCTTTCGTTGCGCCCTTATAAGTACCTTTTAAATACTGGTTAATGGTTGCAACGGACTTGCCGAGGGCTTTCGCCACTTGTGTTTGGGTTAGCCCTTTTTGTTCCATAAATCTTGCAAGTTGTTCTTTCATGTTAGTGCTCCAAATGTGTTTGTAATTAATCTTGTTACGGTGCAGAGTAAGTTGCCTTTCAGGCTATAAACTTCCAAAAAGTCTTTTTGAGGTCTTATCTCAAAAACTTTTCCTTCGTGTTTAATCAGTCGATAAGAAAAATAAGGCTCCCTGTGGTATTGAATTTGTCCCTTGTGAACTCGTCGAATAATGCGGTCTTTCATTATTTAACTCCTGCCATCTTGCGTTGTTGGCGTTTCATTTCGCTTGGTAACAACGCAATTTCTTCTTCATCGTCAAAGCGGTTGACTTGTTTTGCGCGTAAGCCGTGTAATAGCTCTGCGCCTTGGTTGTGAGCAATACTGATGACCGGATTCAATTCCGCATTAATTTCGTCCAGTTGTTCTTGTTTCAATTTCGCACGGCGTTGGTGTCTGTCTTTGCGTGCTTTTTCCACATAACTCAACGGGAAGGCGTCACGTTTGTTGCCGTCTAAAATCGCTTCACAGATAAACGCGCCTGATTCATCGCGAATAATGACCGCACTTGGGTTATGTATATCAATTGCCACCTGAACGCTTTTGCCGTCCACATCAAGCAGTTTTTGGCTAAAATATTCATTGTTGAAAACAGATACCCAGCCACGTTGCGCTTTGCGTAAAACACTAGGGCGGAATAAATCACGCGCTTCAATCGGGGTAATCAACAACAACTCAGTGTCGGCTAATAACTCACGGCGTTTTTGTGCCGGTGTACAACCGATTTCACGGTGCACATGTTCGTTGTTGTACCAACGGATCCCTTCTTCCACTGCATCAATAAACTGTTTCCACGTTGGCAATTTACCCACCGCCCAACGTTGCTTGTTGGTCAGTTCGGTGCGGCCTTGGCGAATCGCTTTATCAAGCGAAATCACTGCCGTGGAAGTTTGTCGCACGGTGTCGCGGTCTGCACCACGTCCGTGATAGGTTTCAAACTGGCGTGCAATGCGAATCGCTAAAGTTTGGTTCACCCGTTCGATAATCCCACGCCCTTGTGGGTTGCCCGGAATCCCTGTTTGGTGATTAATGCCCAAGCGGGGCAAAATCCCTGTAATATCCGCATCTAGCGTCCAGTTCTTTTCACCGCCACCGTTATCCGAATAATAAATAGCCGGTATGCCGTGGTTCTCAATCCCGTTGCGGATAGCGTCTGCAACGGCTAATGCGTTTTCTGCTAGACTAACCGACCAGCCAACAATAAAACGGCTCGGCGCGTCCATGACTAACGTCAATTCGGGGATAAACGGGCGACCATGATCAGGGTGTTGCACTTTCATCTTCATGGAGTGGCCATCACCCACCCACACATCATTCGCCTTTAACACCGACCAATCGCGCTTAACGTAAGTGTTTAAGGCGCGCAGGCTTGCACCTGTTTTACGGCCGATTTCGCGAATATGGCGTGGCAGTTTGGATAATCCGCGACGCACTCTGTCAAGACTTGGCAAACGCGCCATCATTAACGGCTGGTCAGCATAGTGCGCCTGCCAATGTGCTTTAAAAATGGCGTAAGCCTCGGTGACGTTTACGCCGTTAGTGTTGCGATAAGCCACCAAAAAATCAGGCAACCATGCCAATTCTTCCAACTTTTGCGCCTGACGTTGACCCGGTGCCAACGCCCGCAAACGCTCTTCCGCTGTTTTGCATTTGTGATAATCAATCACCCACTGATTCAGTGTTCTTGGTGATAACACACGGCCGCAGTTATTGCCGTTTTTACTGTTAGCCTTGGAGACTAACGCCATCAAATCTTCCGAAATTTCACCGCACTTTGCCGCATTGCATAGGTGGGTAATGGCTTTGATTCGACTTTGCACCTGTTCCAACTCGCCTACATAAGCCACTAAAGCCATGCGTGCGTCAGCGATTTCGCGCTGTTTGGTGGTAAGGTCGGCAAGGTTCATATTTTTAACCGTTGGGAGTTGTTTTGGTTTTGTTGCAATAACCACTTCGGCGAATTTATTTCTAATTTCGGTTTGAAGATCCATTGGCAAACTAGCTAATTCATATTCAACGCCACCGCCTCGCCCTTGACGCTTTCTAGCCTTGCATTTATTTCGTTCAAAAAATGCCTGGATATTTTTAGGCGCTTTTGGCAAACCCGATACTCCGAATTCGGCATATTCATAAACTGAATAATGTGTTTTTAACTCTAGACCAACCATAAATGTTCCTTTTTGTATCTTTTAAGTTCAATTTCATTTATGATGTTAAAACTTATTAGTTAGGACTAGCTTTCTATTGCGCTCTGCGAATCGTTCAGCCCAGATAATCTCAGGGGCGATTCCAATGGCATTGGCAACAAGTCGTTCCATTTTCGGGTAAGACTTATCAAAAACCGTTTTTAATGTGCTGTAACTCACATTGCCTTCAGCCGCCAAAGAACGTAATGTCCAGCCTTTCTTTTTAAGTTCCGCAAGGATGTCGGCTTTATGCCAATTTACTGCGGTTTTTTTTGCGCTTTCTAATACACTCATTTAATACCTCTTTTTTGTTGTATCTCTTGTGGTGTATATTAGCCGTAATAGTTGCAACATGTCAACTATTTATTAACCGTAATAGTTAAATTTCTTGTAAATTATTGTACTTTTATGGTAAATCCATTTAAAAACAATAATTTAAATTAACTATTACGAACAATTTAAACATTCAATACACCGTAATAGATAAAGTTAATTAACTATTACGGTCTAATTACGGCAGAGGATATGTAAAAAATGACGGAAAAAGATAATTTTCCTGAAAGAATTGAATTTGTGATTAATAGATTAAATGGGCCTAGCGAGTTTGCTCGACAAACAGGTGTTACACTATCAACCATCACAAGATGGCGTAAAGGAGAGGCGGAGCCATCTAGAACTAATCTAGTTAAGGTCGCAGATAAGGCTAATGTTCAAATAGAGTGGCTTGCGGCTGGTAGGGGTGATATTGAGCTAACAACGCTAGGTGAAAAATCAGAAAAAATAGCAGAGCCAATACCCGATTATTCACATAGCACGATTGATGATGAGTTTGAATGGATTGATGATTGCCGTGATGTTATCGTAACGGCTGGCTATGGTGGCGTAAACGGGGATTACCCCGAAATCAAGAAAACCAAGGTAGAAAGCGAATGGTTGCGCGCGAGAGGGTTAAAAGCAGAAGACTGCGGCAAGTACAGAGTATGCGGCGATAGCATGGACGACACGTTAAAAGACGGTGAAGACATCATCGTTAATCATGCCAGCAAAACGTTAATTGATGGCAAAATCTTTGTTTTAAATAATCAAGGATCAATGCTGATAAAACGCATTCAACGCACATTTAGCGGGGTAGAGTTACTCAGCGACAATAACGCATACCGCCCAATAAAACTCACAACAGAAGAGGCGGACAGCCTTCTTGTGATTGGTCAAGTCGTATTAGGTTACCGAAATTTTTAAACGTAAATTCAGTTCTCAAGTATTACTTGATACCTCAAATTAAAAGCGGTTTTTAAAAGTGTTTAA